CTGCGGGAACGGACGCCCTCCCGCGCGCCGGCGCTGCCGGGATCCTATTCCGCTGGGGCTGTACCGGCGCAGGGAGCGCCCCGTCCCACAACGAGCCCCACCTCGATCCGGCGGGCCTCGCCCAGGACGGTCAACTCCACCGTTGCCCTGCGCCCCCTTGGGTTCACCTTTACGATCCGCTCCTGCAGGGCCGTCAGCGGCCCCGAGGTGATCACGGTCTCGCCGTTGCTCCGCTCCCCGCAGGAGACGCCGAAGTCCCGGCCCGACCGCGCGAACAGCAGCACGACTGCCATTTCCTCTTCCGGCACCGCCTCCGGGGCGGCCCCGCCCAGCAGCCGCACCACCTGGGGCTGGCGCTGGATATGATAATAGGTGCGGGGGATCAGCGCCACACGCACGAACACGTAGCCGGGGAACACCGTGCGGCGCATCAGCTGCCACACACCGTGCCGCCGTTCATGCAGCACCTGAACCGGCGCGATGGCCTCCATGCCCGCTTCCGTCAGGCGGCGGGCCGTTTCCGCTTCGCTGCCCGTTAGCACCTGGGCTACGTACCACTTCGGCTCAGCCTTCATCCCGTCCCGCCTCCTCCGCGGCTGCCTCGCTCACCAGCTGCTGCAGCCGCTCCAGCAGGTCCGGGTCGTCCTGCACCATCTGGCGCATCCGCGCCTTCACATTCCGCTCTACCGACTCGATGGCGGCCAGACGTTCCTTCCGCCACCGCTCCTTGTAGATCGTGCTCCGCTGCAGCTGTACCAGCAGCCGTCCCGCCTTGTCCAGCGGCAGGGCGTCAAAGTCCTCCTCCGCCGTGGCGATCCGCCGCGTCAGCCCGTCGATCAGGATGGCCGACGCCAGTTCCGTGCTCTCTACGTCCTGGTTCTCACGGATTTGCTGCAGCAGGGCGGTCGTCTGTTCCCGCGCTTCCTTCAGCCGCCGCGCAGCACTGTTGTGCCGCATGGCATACCGGCCCACCGCGCTCCGGCTGATCTCATAGCCCTGCTCGGTCAGAGTGTCCGCGATCTCCTGGTACGTGTAGTTCACATCCGCCAGCATCCCGTCCATCTGGGCCCGGATCTCATCCGGGAACTCGTCCACTCGGGACTTGATCCGCTGGCGCTCTCTCTGCTCCCCCATGGTCAGACGTCTACGCCCAGGTCCTCGATGGTGCCCTCCACCAGGTCGATGCCTGTGGGCGTCAGCTTCAGAAACGCATCCACGGGGACCTGGCCCCGCAGCAGCTTCTCCGCGTCCTCCTCGTCGATCACGGTCACGTAGCCCTTACCCGCCAGGTAGTCCACATGCCGCGCCAGGTCCGGCACACTGATGCTGCCCGCGTCCAGCAGGCTGTTGGTGATCGTCCGCACCTCCACAGGCCCGGGCGCCACACTGTACAGCAGCATCAGGATCTTGCCCCTGATTCGCTTATTTGCGTTCACGGTCAGATTGGCCGCCATCCTAACTCCTCCTTCTCTTCTCTATGGGTGATCCCCCGGGTTCAGCCGGTCCAGGATCTTGTCCAGCTTGTTCTCCATGCGCGCCACCGTCCGCACGAAGTCGTCCTTCAGCGTATACTTGAACGGCAGCTCCGTGATGAAGCGGTCCAGCTTCTCTTCCACCTTCTGGGTGTCCGCCTTCGCCTCCCGCTCCACCGCCTTGATCTGCTCCAGCAGGTCCTTATGCCGCTGGTCCATCTGGCCCAGCTCACGCTTCAGCAGGAAGCAGATGACGCCGTACGCCACCACCTGGATGATCCACTGTACCCACTCCGCCATGCTGCCCCCTCCTGAAATAGACAAATCCCGTGGAGGCCGGATCGGCTTCCACGGGATTGATTGTAATTCGCTCCGCTCAAACTATATAGTCAAAGCAGTTGTACAAAGTACTTTGCAGAAATAACCTTTCAGAACAGGCTCTGCTGCTCTGGCAGCGGGTTGTCCTTGCAGATATTCAGCACCCAGTTTACGCTCAGCTCGTATTTCTGGGCCAGCTCCTTGGCGTTGTAGCCATTGTACTCCTTCTGGATCCGCTTGTCCCGCAGCGCCTTCACAAGCGCCTCTACCTTGGGGATGTACAGGCTGGCGCCTCCGTACTGCTCCGCCAGCTTCAGCAGCGGCTGTACGCCCAGGATCTCAGCCAGCGGCTGGTACTGCTCCGGCAGCATCTCAATGGTCAGACTATCCGTCCACTTGCCCACAGGCGCCTCCTTTCCGCTCACCCCGGCCCCCGGCCGCCATGGCCTTCAGCGCCGCGATGCAGCTGTTCGTGCTCCGCCGGTCCAGGAAGGAGGGATGGGAGATCCCATACTGCTTCTCCAAAAAGGCCGTCAGCCGCTTCGGCTCCTCGCTCCACCCCAGCCGCTCCGCCAGGGAGTAGATTAGCTGCACCTGCCCTTTGGTCGCCCGGTCCGCTGCCCGTTTCGGCTTCTCACCCGTCAGCAGCTTCAGCCGGTCGATCACCCGCCGGGCCTCCTCCACTGTCAGCTCCGACACGTGCTCCTTTTTCGCCGCCGTGTAGACCACCCCGTGCAGCTCCTCGCTGTCCATGCACCCCGCGCGCCCCAGTGCATAGATGCACTTCAGCTGCTTTGGCGTCAGGGTACCTCCGGTCATGCCCATTCGTTTCGCCTCCTTCCGGATCGCCGCCCTCAGCTCCGTTCCAGTTTCTCCCGATCCGGCTCATACCAGAAGGTGTCCAGCACCTTTACGCCGGCCCCCACCGCGATGATGTCCGCAGGCGGGTACTTTCCCAGGATGCCCTTGTCGATCTTCGGCTCCGCCTGCTTCACACAGTCGCTCATCCCACGCTCCAGCAGCTGCCTCACGATCTCCGCCAGCTTCGCCGGCGCCTTTGGCAGCGTGATTCGCGTACTCTTCCGGAATCCCACGCTCCCGAAATTCAACGTCTTGCTCTTCTTTCCGTCCATATCGTCCCGATGGGCCTCCGCGAAGGCGCAGATCTGCGCCTCCAGCCGTTTCGTTCCCTCCAGGTAGATCCGGCTCTTCGCTTCCGCCTCTGCCTTCGCCGCGTCGATCTTTTCCTGCATCTCCGCCTCAAAGCCCTCCACCATCCGCTGGTTGTCCCCGATGGTGCCCAGAGCCTGGTTCACATCATCCCAACTCTCAAACTCCGCGATCACTTCTTCTACCCGTTTCCGTGCCATAATCTGTTTCCTCCTATAGATCAAATCGGTATTGCTCCGGCGTCTCTGCCCGGACGGACAGCACCCGGACGTCGCCCAGCGGCTCCAGTAGGATGGCGACGTCCTCCTTGACGCCTTGGGCGTCCTCTGCCGGCGCGTCTACTTTCACTACGATGGTCAGCATTCTGCCGCGCCCCCCGGCGCGAAGTCGAATACGGGCACTTCAGACCCGTCTTCGGCGATGACTACTCGGCCCTTGCCCAGTGTCTGGAAAAGTCCATAGGCTGCCCAGTCGCAACCCAGGCCGTCGTCGGCCTGATTCGGTGGCCGCATGTGTCCGTTGAACCGCCCGATGCAGTTCTGGATGGCATCGTTGGGTCCCGCCCCCAGTTCAAGGAACTCCTGTATGCGGAACTCACGACCACACGCCGGGCACCGAAACGCCCAGTTTGCAGGATCCTTCCCAAACCGACGGATTCCTTCTGCGCGCCATTCTGCCAGCGTCTGCTTTACCATCTCACACCACCCCCATAACCGCAGCCCAGATCAGCCCGCCGCCCAGGACGCCCAGTGCAAGCCCCAGTGTACCCGCCCCCGGCGCATGCCGCTTCCCAATGCACACGGCCCCTGTGTAGCAGTAGAACAGGGCCGTTACCAGCAGATACCCTACCAGCACCACACGCATACTGTTTGCCTCCTCAATACATCAGCTTGTACTTCTTGGCGCTCTTCAGGATCTCTGCCGTGATGGGCCCGCCCTCGGCAGCCTCCAGGCATAGCTCCAGGATCTCCACGAACGTACCCATGCCCCCGTGCTTCACATCCGCGGCGATGGCCGCCAGGGCCGCCGCTGCATCTGCCTCCACACGGTACTCCTGCAGGATCCGCCGGGCCTCCGCCTGCCCGATCCCGTTCAGCTTCAGCTCCACCTTCCGCCGGTACAGCTGCGCCAGGTTCTCCCCGTGCCGCCCGACGGTCAGCAGCCGCTCCACCGCGGGTGTCCCGCACAGGATGATCGGCGTGCCCGTGTTGTCCCAGATCTTACGCAGCACCTCAAACTTATCCACATTGTTCCGGCACAGGTACTCCGCCTCGTCAATGGCGATCAGCAGGTCCCCCCGGTCCCGCAGTCCGGCGATCAGCGCCTGGGTGTTCTGGTAGTTGGTGCCCTTCAGACTGACCCCAATGGCTTCCCCAATGCTCCGCAACAGGTCCCCGATCCGCATCGTATGCCACGCTTCGACATACAGCACGCCGGGCTGCGCCTCTGCAAAATGCCGCAGGATCGTGGTCTTCCCGCTGCCGGGATGACCCACCAGAACCCCCATCTTCCGCTTGCTGTACACGTAGGAGCACCAGCCCATGGCCTCCCGGAACTCCGCCGTCTCGTACAGCTCTATCTCCGTCTTATAGCCCGTGGGCACCGGCGGTACCGGAGCGGTATCCAGCCGCTCCTTTACCCCGCGCACCTCCTCGATCACACGCCACAGGCTCTCCTCCTGGTTCGGCTTCAGCCGCAGTCCCTGGTTGACCACCTGGCTGATCGTGCTCCGCGCAATCCCGGACCGGGCCCCTGCCTCCTGGAAAGAGATCCCTTCCTCCTCCCGCAGCTTCAGCAGCTCCTCCGCCAGATTTCCTCGTACCATTTTTCAGCGCTCCTTTCGTTCCGGCTGTCAGCGCCGCGCCCCCCGAAGGGGGCGGTCCCGGCTTCCACGGGACTGGGCCTTGGGCCTTATTTCAACCGCTTGCACCGCTCCACGCGGTCACCATTGTCTGCGTAGCTCAGCTCGTAGGCCGGGCATTTCTCTTTCAGACAGGCCTCAAACATCGTTCGGGTGTAGCTTCCTGGCTGAGTCAGGAACTGCTCTGTCACGCTTGCTACCCGGAACGGGCATAGTTGGATCAACTTTTCCATGTATTCCGCCTCCTACCACTGGACGATCCCGGCCAGCGTCCCGAACAGGGCAAAGCCGGCCAGGCTCAGCCCCATACCGATGGCCCCCGCCACCAGGTCCCCGCCCCGCTCCACGCCGCCCGTGAACCCGATCAGTAGCAGAAAGGATAGTCCCATCAAGCATGAGCATACCCTTTGGAAGATCTTCCGCCGGGCCCGCGTCCGCTGCTGGACCTCCGCCCGCACGTTCCGCGGGTGGTCCCGCAGCCGCAGCGGCGTCCCGACAGCTCTCCATTCCGCGTCCAGCACCCCCGGCGCAGAAGGCCGGACCGCTCTCGCCACGTTCAACATCTGACTCCCTCCTCCGTTTTTTTGACAAGGATGACGCGCATTATTGCCGCTCATGCAGCCGCCGCAGCACCATATCCCCGCTGGCCCGCAGCTTCTCCCGCATGAGATCCGGGCCCTCGTCCTTCGGCTCCGCCAGCTCCGCCCGCTTCGCCTTCCGGCCCCGGGCCGCCTTCTCGTATTCCAGCGTCGTGTAGGTCCCCCGGCTCCGCTTCTCGTCCACCTCCAGGGCGAACTGGTACCGGCTGGCCCGCTTGATCCGCTCCGCCACACCCTTGACGTATCCCTTCTGCTTTGCCAGGTGCGCCGCCACCACCTCCGGGTCCTCGCCCACCATCTGCATCCGTTCGTGGACCGACGCCTCGCACAGCGTCCGGCCCTTCAGGATCACCGTGATGGTGCTCAGGTCCTCCTCGTCGTACAGCACCGTTACCCCCTCGCCCGCGTGGCCGATCATGGCGTCGTCCCAGTACACTTCATTCTTCAGCCGGACGCCCTGCTGGCCGATCTTCCGGGTCTGCTTCTTGTTCTTCAGCACCCCAAGCAGCTCCGCGCTGGGCTCGTCCTCCCGCGCCCGGGGCAGGCTCTCATACAGCTCCAGCGGTCTCCGCCCGCCGTACCCCTCGTGGGGCCGGCTCCAGTACGCCGGGATCACCGTGTCCCGCAGGAACTCGAACAACTGGTCCATCGTCCACAGCCGCCCCTGCTCCCACGCCAGACGCAGCTGGCGGCTGAAGTCCTCCGGCCGCTCCTCCGGGCTGTCCCCGCACCAGCCGGGGGCCTCCCGGATGTACAGGTTCTCGATGGTCCCGAAAAACCGCTCCACCGGCTTCGACCAGCCCTGGTAGGGCAGCGCGTGGGTCACCTCGATGTGCAGCAGCTGCAGCACTGAGCACGTGTCGATGGACTCGTTCAGCCGCCCCAGGCTCACCTCCGTCTGGTACCCCGTCTCGAACAGCTTCCCCCGGTAGTCCTTGCCGTTGTCCACATACACCATCCGCGGCAGCCCGTGGCTTGGGCTGGCCTTCTTGTACAGCACCGCGTTGTTGAACGCCGCGATGATCGTCTGCGTGTTCGGCTTCTTGCACAGCACCCAGCCAACAGGGAACCCCGACGCTCCGTCGTACCACATCGTCAGCCACGGACGTACCGCCTTGCCCTCCTCGTCCAGCACGAAGCAGTCCATCTGGTGGTGGTCTCCGAACCACACCTCGTTCACCTGCTCCGGCTTGGCACGGATCGCCATCGGCATGCAGTCGTCCTTCAGCGCCTTCCGGCCCCGCCGCGCCAGCGTCGCCTCATCCTTCGGGATCGCGCCCAGGATCCGGTCCATCGTCTGCCGGCACTCCGGCACCAGTAGGCCCGCCCCGGTGGGGAAGGGGCAGGGAGGGTAGTGGTTCACCTCGCCCTGCGCCTCCAGCGCTGCCCGGGCCGCCGAGCCCTCCCGGTACATGCACTCTGTGCATGCCTCCGGGCCCAGCTTCTGTGCCCGTTCCAGCACCATCTGGTGGACCACCGTCTTCTTCCGCTTCACCTGCGTCATGTACAGCCCGTAGGCATAGGCGTAGGCCGCCGGGCAGATGCTCCGCCACCGGCCCGTGTCTTTGCGGACCACCGTCCGCATCAGGCCCGCCAGGCCCTGGCTCTCGTACCCGTCCATCCAGCGGTACAGGCTACGCACCGTCGTGCCCTGCTCCGCCGCCAGCCCCTTCAGCTGCTCCACGCAGCCCTTCTTCTGCAGCCTGCGGATGGCGATCCCCGCCTCCGCCGCCCGCTGCCGCGCCAGCAGCTCCTGGATGCCCGCCTCCCCGTACTTCTCACGGTAGGCCGTAAGGTCCGCCTCCGCCCCCTGGCCGCCCAGCGCCCCCGTCCGCAGCAGGTACCGGATCTGCGCCTCCGCAGGAAGGCTCGACACCGCGATCTGGTAGCTCTCCCCGCTGTTGCCGCCCCGGCCACCGTATTGGCGCTGGATGATATATGTGCCATTGGCGGCTTTCTCACGGATGCGCTGTGGTGCCTCCCCGGTGAGTTGGGACACCATGCCGGTGCTGATGTACTCCTCCATCATGCGCCCCTGCCTTTCTTGCCGGCCGCCGCCTCATATCGTTCCATCACTGGCCGCACCGCCGCCTTGGTTACGTGCCCGGCCCGCCGGCCCTCGCACGCCGCCCGCAGGCTGTCATAGGGTGTCCCCGCCTCCGCCGCCAGCTCCTTCAGGCTCAGGCCGTACCGCGCGCAGAACACCGATACCTCCAGCCCAAACTCACTTTTTGCTTTCATACTGCTGCCTCCTTTCGCAGGAATGAGCGCCGCGCCCCCTCTTCCGAAGGGGCGGTCCCGGCTTGCACGGGACTGGGCCTTGCCCTGCCTGGGCTATCCTTCTACGAATTCCGGGCATGCCATCACCCGGTAGCTCTCCACGCTGCAGGTCCGATGCCTGCGGCCTTCCTTCTGGATCTGCAGGTCCCGCCGCTCCGCCACCCACCCCTTCACCGGCTCGTGGGGCCGCTCGCTCCAGCTGCACCCCGCCCCCGCCTCCGGGCTCGGCACCGCGTTCCGGCAGTACCAGCACAGCGACACCGCCGCCGGCCGCCCCGCATACGTCCGCGCCTTACGCGGCCGCCCCCGCTTTTTCCCCGCCATCTCCCGGCCCCTTTCCTTGCTGTCTCGTTTGTGGTACAATCCTCTCAGGGAAGTGATTTCAATGCTGAATAAAGAGGAAAAAGCCTTGCTACAGAAGATATTGGCCGAATGTCCAAAGCCTGGAGTCCAGTACGGCATCCCCGTCGATGATATGGACCCCGATGCGCTGGAACGGCTCGTACACCTTGGGCTGGTGGTGAAAAAAGGCTTTCAGCCCACAACCTGCTGTGTAACAGAGAAGGGGCGCCAGTATTTTCGTGACCAGAGGGAGGAAACCGATGCACGGAGAAGGCGAAATCTCTCCAGAGGCCTTTGGTTCGTCCTTGGCGCGGCGGTGACGAAAACCCTTGACCTGTGCCTTCCGGCGCTCTTGGACGTCATCCAACAGCGCCTGCTCGGATAAGGCTGGTAAAAACTTGAACTACCACCCCGACCCAGAAACTTGCAATCCACAGCAGAAAGAACCCTTTGGTCGTGCAGCTCTGCGCCCAGTCCCGGAGGCTTCCCGGACGGCTCCGGATATAGCGGATGCGCTTTCCGTCTTCATCTTCAACGATGATCTCGTCTGGGTACCCGCCGTCACGGCTTTCCCAGATGAAATGCTGCGTGTTCACCGTTTTTGACGGGATTTTTACGGTTTGCTTGTACATGGCTGCCTCACTTTCCATTTGGAAAACTTAGTCGAGAAGTGCCGCCGTCTGCCCGGCGGCGCTTTTCATGCTTTGAGGTGTTGGCTCCTATTCATCTTCTGCCGCAGCGCCCGGAAGCGGTTGGCTTGTCGGAGGCACCATCTTGGCTTCTTCTGACATCCGAGCCTTGCGCTCCGCACAGCCATATACCCCAGCGCGATCTCCAGATCCTTCAGTTGCGCCGCCGTCAGCTCCAGTGCGATCCGGGATCGCAGCGGATGCTTCAGCCACTCCCAGAGAGCTCCCAGCCGTGTGAATGGCACCTTGATCCCGCCGGACGGCTGGTCCTCCCACGTCTTGAGGTAGAGCTCTCTTGACCATGCCAGCAGGGCGCTGGCCTCAGATGAGGCCCCGCGCCGGCTCCGCATGAACCCGTACCCAAACACCGCGTCGGCGATGATGCTCAGTGCCCCGCGGCTCACCGTGATTGTGACGGTTCCAGTCCCTTTCATTCGTGCACCACCTCTCTCGGCCTGCCATCGGGCCAGTGGCCCCAAGTGGACCAGTCCCACTCAATGCTCCCGTCCTCGTACAGACAGATGCCGTGCGCCAGCAGTGTCCAGCCGTCGCTCTCCCGCTCCAGCACCGCCACCCCTGGCCCCGCGTTCTCCAGGCACAGGTAGTCCCACCCATTTCGGTTCCGGTAGGTTTGGCCCACCGTCAGCTTCTGTACTCGTACCATCTTCGCCCTCCTTTCGGCTCCTTTTGTCTTGTTTTAGGTACGTCCCTTGTGGTATACTCTGCTTGTCCCCCTGTAATAAATTGGGGACAGTATTAGTATAACTCATTTAAATGCGTTGTCAAGGGAAATTACTCATTTTTTTGCGTTCTCAGGAGGGACATCCATGTTCTACGAGAATCTGATCGCTGTTTGTAGAGAGCGAGGGACTACACCGACAACAGCTCTCAAAGCGTGTGGGTTTGCAACAGGGAGCTTAGGTAGCTGGAAAAAGGGAAAGTGGCCGAACTCGGAAATAGTAGTATCGCTCGCGGCTCATTTAAATGTGTCAACTGATCGTCTGCTAATAGGTGAAGATGCTACAAAAGCCCCCCCCATTGAAGTTAGAGGGATCAGCGATGAAGGGCTGAAGATAGGTTGTCTGTGGGATAACCTGGATGAGCCTGGCAAGGCTATTATCTTGGGCAAAATCTACGAGAGATTGGAGGGCTCCGGTGACGCGGATCACGCCGATGGACGCGGTTTGAAACGGGCGTGATAACGCACCTCGTTCTGCTCCCCGGGCGGGATAAATAAGAATGAATATTATTCATATTTTTGCATATAAAAGAGCATAAAAAGGGGAGGGCCGCCGCTGTCGTTGCGGCTGACCCTCCCTCTTGGTTTTGCCCAAAATCCCTGTGTTCGCAGTGGTTTTGTGTCTTTTCCCACCTTTGGCGCAATACCCGGCGCAATCGGCGCAATCCGCCGTTATTTCTGCGCCCCGCGCTGCCGTGGCCGGCTCGCTCGCGCCCGACGCGGAAAACCCAGTGCTTCCAATGCCTCCCGCCGTTTGCAACATCGAAATAACGCCCATAACGCCCGCCGTTAAACACTGCCGTTGCGAAGCGTTATGAATACAAAAAGCCGCCCGATGAGCCCCGCGCCGCCGTCCTCGTTGACGAAGAAAGTGCGCGGCCCCGTCGTGGCGGCCTTCTCATGCTCGTTCGCTGTTTCCCTTGATATGACTGGCTTTCCCGTCCTTTCCCGGTCTCACTTTTTCCATCCCTCTCTTTGACACGGATTCTGTTACGTGACACGAGGCTTGAGGCATGGACAAGAACAACGCGGTTTCAACAGAGATTGTCCGCCAGATCACCCGTATGGTGGTGGAGGAGCTCCAGAAGCAGCAGCGGCTGGAGCGCTCCACCCCAATCGGGGTCTCCAACCGCCATGTCCATCTGGACCGGGCGGACATGGACGTACTGTTTGGCCCGGGCAGCGAGCTGACTGTCAAAAAGATGCTCGGCCAGCCGGGGCAGTACGCCTCGGAGGAGACCGTCACCATCCGCGGATCCAAAGGGGAGCTCAGCCGCGTGCGCGTACTGGGGCCCCTGCGCTCTCAGACGCAGGTGGAGATCTCCATCGCCGACGGCTTCACGCTGGGTGTCAAGCCCCCCGTGCGTGAGTCCGGCCAGTTGAGGGATACCCCGGGTATTGAGATCATCGGACCCTGTGGGAGCGTAAAGAAGGACAGCGGCGTGATTGCGGCGCTGCGGCACGTGCACATGACTCCGGAGGACGCGGCGCGCTTCGGCGTGGAGGACGGCCAGTATATCCGGACGGAAATCGAGGGCCTACGGGGTGCGATCCTGTGCAACGTGCTGGTGCGAGTCTCCGACAAGTACGCGCTGGAAATGCACATTGATGTGGAAGAGGCCAATGCTCTGGGCGTCAAAAACGGCGACCGGGCCTTTTTCCTTGACGATTGAGCCGGGAGGGAGGCAGGGCAGAGATGGGCCGGGAGCTGTCGCAAGCCAATGAGACTCTTCTGGAATTTGAGCGGCTGATTCAAACCGGCGGCTGCAATGCCTGGGAGGGCGCGCTGCGTACCGGGGTGGATCTGGGCACCGCCAACATCGTGCTGGCGGTGGTGGACGAGCAGAACCGGCCGGTGGCCGGGGCCTCTTATCCC